CTGCACCATTTATGGTCTTTGATGTAGCAGTACTTTCTGTATCCTGCATAAGAATCTCTGTATTATTCTTATACAATCTAAATCTATAACCTGCTACCGAAGTAGAACCTGCTGATGCTGCATTCCAACTAAATGTATAAGCAGCTGTTGGTATAGGTTCATTTTTATTATAAGTAATTCTTAAATTACTTGGAGCTCCTGGATTTGTAAATCCAGTGGTAAACGATCTTGCAGTACCATAAGTAGTTCCGGCTTCGTTGGTAGCCCATCCTCTTGCATAATATGTTCTGTTAGGGTCTAATCCACTTACAGTTCCGCTACCACCACTAAAACTTTTAATCACTGTTCCAAAGTTTGTAGTAGATACTTGAACTCCTCTGGCACTAATACTACCATTGTTTGCACTATCTGTAAAAGATATGTAAGCTGATTTATCAGATACACTACTTACAGATGGTTGATTAACGGTAGGTTTTGAAATAGTGGCTGATGTAGTAACGGTACCACCATTTTCAGTACTTCTATTATAATAAACGGCTCCTATAAATGATACTGAATGGTTTCTTGAACTAGCGCTATGACCTACATCTACTGAACCACTAGTACTACCAGTTGCCGCTGGGAAGGCATAACTATTCCAAGAAACAGTTCCAGGATTGTATACTACTGTTCCGGCAATGGTAATTTTCAAATGGTATAATAATTAACACTTCCGCCTTCTGAATACAAAGCCCATTTTAAATATCTTCCATCCTGCCATACTTCAAGACGAAGTTGCCTACCATCATAACTATTACTTCTAAATGTAGCCATCTATTTCACCTCCTAACTTGAAGTATCTATCCAAATTATTGTTTTTCCTGTTTGTACTGATGGTTGAGTACCACCAACTTTAATAATAGTATTACCATCACTGATTACACCAAAACCTTCAACAGCCTCTTTAACTCTTTGAGGTGTCATATATTTATTATTTACATTTCCGGCTTTGGCTTCATTTGCAGTAGCAATACCATAATTCTCTACACTTCCTAATCCTACTTGTGTTTTTGTAACTCCATGAGGATTATTTGTATTTTGAATATGATTTGTTAAAGCTTCATTAACTGATGCTACATCTGTATCAATCTTTTCTCTTAAAGTATTATCTAATTCATCAATAGCATCATTCATATTATCTACTGTAGCAAATACTAAAGAAGTATCAATAACTACTTCGACATTTTCTACATTACCTACAACTACGTTTAAATCTATTAACTGTTCTGATACAGCTCCACCTGCTGGTATATAACTAGCTTGGTCTCCACAGTTATCATAACTAAATAGATATTCTATATTATCTCCATCTAAATCTTTAGCAAATACTCCAACTTCTTTCCAGTAGAATGCTTCTCTTACATCTACCCCATATAAGTTAGAACCTATAAGTAAAGTTCTAGTATCAATAATACTATTACGGGCTATTGGCAATGTTTGTTTAACACTAACTAAATCAGTCAATGGAGCAATACTTGATGGAGCATTTCCATTTCCCATTTTTATATGAGTGAATTGAACTCTATGACCATTTAGTAGATTAACTAAAAGTTCTATACCTTTATCAGTTAATTGTAATCCATCAAACATTTCTTTTCCTCCTTATCTTAAAATCCAATGAAAGGTTCATATTCTGTAACCTCATTGCCTTTTTCAAATTGTATATTAGTTATATTCATATATTTATCCGTAGTTTCATTACCATTACCAATATAAAATATTACGGCAATAGTTTCATTACCATCAGGTATTTCCTGTGGAATGTGTATGGTACCGCCACCTGTAACATCTATATCCCTTATAGTAGCACCAATCTGATGATTTAATTGCCTTGCAGAAATATTGCCCCAGAATAATTTTATATTCGGATGATTATTACTATTAGTTTCAATGATACAAGAAATACTGACATCCTGATTAAGAAGAGAGCGGGTTAATGCTGGGTCTAAATAATAATAAACATATTTAAGTCCTGTTTGATTATTAGCAGGTTTAAAAGAAAAACCATTACCATATCTTTCAGCAGTACCTCTCATTGCTCCATCAATCTTATCAAAATCACTATTAAGAAGATTTTTACCAAGAGGTATATCACTATTCCCATTTCCATATCCAGAAGGTATATTATATTTAGTTCCGATTCTTAATGCCATTCCAACTTTAATACCTGCACTAACTAATGGCGGACCACCAATTTCTAGTACCATATTTGAAGGTATTGCATTTCTTAATTGTTTTTGAACCTCTATCATCATATTTGTATCAAGACCTGATAGAACTATTGTAATAGCGTAATCAGCTTGATTTATATTTAATGTATATCCACTAGGTGAACCAGTTATTTGTGTTAGCTTTTGTATTAACCATCTATAAGTATATGGTAACTTACTTGTTAATAAATTGTTAACTCTAAATCTTCTGGTTTCTAATGAATCTCCATCTTTAGGAGTTATTCCTAACGCCTTTTCCCATTTTTCAATTCCATATAGGCTGGCACTTTTTACTATAACTTCTTTTCCTATTCCTGTTATATATCCATCTAATTGTCCCAGCTCTATATCTAAATCTTCATTTAATAATTTTAAATCAATTACATCTTTTAAAGTTTCTGGAAGATATTCATGTATCCTAGACATTGATTACCACATCTCCTTCCCTTACTGGAATTTCATTACTTTCCAATGAAAGGTTTGAAGATGAATTATTCATTCTAGTATTTGTAATATCTAATACCCCAGCTACTCCAAGTAACCTTGTCTCTAATTGACTAATTCTTACTATAATATTATCTTCTTTATCCCAGTTAGTTGATAATGATTTGAAGTAATTATCTACTATATTATTTACTGAATCTTGAATATCTGTTGGGTCTACCCCTGATTCTAAAGTAAATGTAGCACTTACAGTTATATTTCTTGCTACAGCTCCTTCAACAGTAACAATATGACCTATTGGTGCAATTCCTAATCCCTGTTGGTCTTGGTTAGGGTCTACTGCTTCTTGAACATCATTTACTAATGAACTTGTAGGAACTCCTCCTTGAGAGTTAGTAATTATAAGTTTTACAGTTCCTCCACCATTCCATATTGGAACCACTTTACATCCACCAACTCCTGTTAAAGATTTAACTTTGTTTTGATAATCAGAAACATTACCACCAAATTCTGGAGCAGTAACACTTTCCATATACCTTACTCTTAAATCTTCATCGGATTCTATATCATCACCCATATCAATTATATCAGTTAACTCTGCTCTGGTAAGTCCTTGTAAATAAGTTATTGGAGTTAAAGAACCATAATAACTATTACCAACTATACCAGCTTGTTCACATCTTAATATTGAGTTATTTGTACCTACAATATTTTCAACAACAATATAAGTATTTTCTCCATCACTAAATCTATTATCAACTGGTACTACCATATTGAATTCGCCTTTACGTAAAGCATAAGTGGCATCTTTTCTTTTAACACCATTTTGCTCTACTAGTTTATCAAGGGCTTCTCCTACGGCAGTATCTATAAATACCTGGTCATATATTCCTGATAGTTCTATATACATTTGAGCTAATTCTACACAGCAAGGTGCTAAAGCATCATAAATTATAGAACCTTGTCTTTTATCGATAGTATTGGGAATTCTATCTAGACATCTTTGAAGAATCTCTTCATAAGTAGGTATTTCATTCATTATAGATTCACCTCCCAGTTAATATTGATATCACCAATATTTGTTTCAACTAAAAATACTACATTCGCTACATCTTTATTAAAAGAGATATCAAAATCAGTAACATCTAATATTCTATCATCTTCTAATATAGCTTCAGCAATTCTTCTTTTTAATTCTGACTTAACAAAATCTCTATCCTTTCCAACTAAAGAATCAAATTCAGTACCATAATACCAATTGTATATTACTGATTCATATCTCTCGGTAGAAAGTATTAAATAAATTGCTTGAACTATAGCATCTTTATCGTCTATGTAACCGGAAATACGATTTGTATTTCTATTTATATAATATGTTTTAGACGGCATAGTATTATCTTGTTGGTATATTGTATTATAATCTGGCAACATATCTAATTACCTCCTTCTTTTCTTTAATTATTTTATGTTTAAGCATCAGCCACAAAAACAATACCATTTAAACTTGTTTCTTCTGCTCTTGCATATTGAATCCATATTTCCCCAGTGGTGCCACCCTTATTAACACCACAAATACAACTACTAGCCCCGTTTCTTATCATAAAACTTCTCCACCAACTACTAGGTCTATATCCTGATGGTAAAGTAGCAATAGTTAAAGTATTGGTTCCGCTGGTAGCTGGTGCGGAAAACAAGCCATCAAGATATACTATATTTCCAATTTTTCTATATCTTGGTTTATTATTATCACTAAATATGGTGGCACCATTTTGTAAAGTAAGATATTTCCAACCACTATCGTATATCTTATCTTGTTTTCCATCTACTCTTGTCTTTTCATTATCTAAATAAGTTTTAAGAATAGTTCCATTATGAACTGCTCCTCTTGTATCTAGATACATATTATTTTTGAATTTAATTGCTTTACTCATACCTTACGGCATTTACTTAAGCAGTTCTTTTCCATACAAATACATCTACTGTTGCTATATTATGGGTATGTCCTTGTCCTCCACCAGTATTTTCTGCAAATATATTACCATTGGTATCACTATTAACCCAATTCCAAGCACTTAACTCTAATGTTCTATAGGAACCACCAGCATAGGATACCATTAACCTACCAGTATTATCAGAAGTCATACTTCCATATCTTAATCTATGACCATGAGCTGGTATTTGATTAGTAGTTAATGTATGGGATTGCGTTCCCCATCCGGTATAACTAGTTTTTTCAATAGTATACCCAGCAGCATACAGATATCCTCCTGATAACTTTTGCCAAGTACCACCAAAGTAAATAGAAGGATTAACATTATTTGTAGTTATATGTATAGAACCTACCGGATAAATATTATCCAATAAATCGCTTAAATAATGCCAGCCCCCCCCCCCTCTTATGTACTATTGAGGTTGAGGCAAGGTATAAACTGTTTTTTAATTTTACTGCTTTTGACATATAGTTTGAACTATATTATTAAGCTGTTCTTTTCCAAAGATAATAACCTGGTT